ACTATACGAGGAGAAAATCCTCCGACGCCAGGGAACATTTGTGGAGGAGCAGTTGTAGTTCCGTTTTGGTTCCACTGAACCCATCCGTTCCAACCATTAAATAAGTTTATATCAAGAACACCAAATCCATTTACAGGAACAAAGTTATTTGTTGACCACTGCATAGGTAATACTGCTCCTTCGGTTATTGTACCATCTTCAGCAGTTAATATCTCTTGTTGTTGTTCAATTATAATCTCTGGCGCAAATTCTATATCAACCCACTCATCTGAGGCGGGAGACATTGTTAAGTTACCTGTCCCTGTTATAACTGCGAATGGGTTTACGTTCTCTGTACCTGTAACTTTAGTTTGTGCAATAGCAATATCATTAGTATGACTGATGTAGATTGTATCACCTTTGAGTATAGTGTTTGTTGATGCATCAGAGTCATACCTTAGAGTAACATTGTCGTTTCTCTGTTGCGGTTGTAATACACCAAATGATGGGTCAATCGCAGCACGATACTCAGGGTTTTGCACATCTGAAAAAGTTCTGTCTCTGAAGTTATCAACAAAGAAACCCGACTTAGTTCTTACATTACCCGATTCATCTAAAACTAATAGTGATGAGGTATCTAATTCCAATAATGACAGAGAAGTTGCTTCTTCTATTTTATCAACTCTTTTCTCTAACTTAGATATATCTTTCATTGTAAATCGTTTTGCTTCAACAGGTTTTATTGTAAGGTCTCTTGCATTTAATCCATAAGGGTTATGGAAAACTTCAAATAGAGCAAGAGTGTTTTCTGGTGTTGGAGGTGGAGGAGTTTCGTCTAGACCTGAAACACCTTTTATATTTTTTAATTCACCAGCAGTTGTTATGACAATTTTATCTGAACGACGATTGTAGAAAGTTATATCTGCAGTGAAGGTTTGACCACTACCCACAGGTAATTCGTTTATGTCTGCTGAAGCGAATGCTGTACCAGCAGCATTGATGTCTGAACGCAAGTCTATAACATCACGTAAGTTTATTGAACTTCTTTCGTTTGCTTTGAAGTCTGGTATCTGGTTATAGGTTACGTCATAAGAATTAACAGAGAAGAAATCACCCGCACCATGAACAAAGTGTTTGAATTTTACATATAGATTACTTGGTGCAGTCATTCCAGAGTTTAGAATAAGTCTTGCATTATCATAGTAACCAGCTTTTTGTCCATTATCGATTGTGAATCTAGAAGAGATATCAGTACCAGATGAACTCCCATCCCTTACCTCCATAACTCTAAACAAATCTGTTTTTCCAAGATTGTAAAATGTAATACCACCTGAAGTAGTTGCAGTTTTTGTTACTTCTACTTCTGTGAGTGTTTTAGTTCTAAGTGTCGGCGAACCCAAATTAACTTTAGCATATACATTAACATTTGTACCACTACTTACGTTAGCAATTGTCATTTGAGTATTGCCAGTAATTGTAATATTACTCGCAGTAGTTGGAATAAGGTCACCATTAACTGTTGTTACGATAACATCACTCGCTCCTTCTATAGGAAATGTTTCCCCAGTGGCAGATACAGATATAACTGCTCCACCTGAACCAGCGGTTACACTTGGGAATATTCTTTGAACAGTAAAGTTTATATCAGACATAGTTTTAGGTCTAGGATATACTGTTGGGAATATAAGACTTGTTTTTGCGGGTTGTTTGAGAACTGCATTTCCAGCTTCTGTCACAATATCCGCATAGTTAGTAGCAGATGTACCAATAGACCTGACTGAACGTAAGGAGTTAGACGATGTCATTAAGATATCAAATAGGTATACTCTAAAGGTAGATGTATCAGCAGTTCCAGAAGCTTCTCTCTCAACACTTCTTACTCGTGCAGTACCTATTGTCGCACCACCATGTGTTATTGTATCTCTTAAATTGATTGTACCGAATGTCCTAAAGTCAAGTAATCCATGTAGTTTGTTAACTATGAAATATGAACCATATGACATTGCCGTGGGATTGGCATTTATGGTTGTGATATCTTCAGTAGTTGTACCATTTTCCCCATCCTTTCTAGGTTTAGCTATAGTCAATGTTGTAGGTGATTCGTTAACTGCACGATAACCATTCACATATGCAATACCTGAAGAGGCAGTAATGAGTGTATTTGCTCCACCATCTGTTACACTTGACTTAAATCTTTTTACAATATAGTTTCCTGATTCCTCGAATGTTCTTTTTGCGAGTAAATCGTTTATTTTGTTGTAATCATCTGTTCCTGTTACTTGGTCAACAATAGTTCCATCTTCAACACTACAATAGAATACAAAGTTATCCCCTGCCGCTTCTGCCGCAGTCTTTGTTGTCAATGTAAGTTTGATACGATATCTATCTGCGCCTGGCGAAGTTATGTTAGGAGTTACCCCCTGATTATCATAGAGTGCAGTAGTATCACTTACAGTTACAATATCTTCTGTTATTTTAAAACCAACAACTTCGGTTACATTGTTTGAATACTTAGATAAAATAAGTCCTTGTGGATTAGCAAATACAAAGTGACCTCTTACAAAGAAATCGCCCCCTGAGTTGTGTATCTTAGTACCCAAACCCATAGCAGGATTTGATAATTCATCTGTTGATTGTATAGTGATATTTACTGTTCCATTACCAATTACTTCTCCAGCATTAAAACGAACGGGAGTAGTTCCTACTGAACCACCTGAAGTATTTGTGTATTGAACATATATTGTTGCAGGGTTGGCGGCATCTACTGCAGCAATTGCTTCTAGAACTCTTGCTTTAACACCTGAATCCTGACCTGTAAATTCTGTACCAACTAGTGTTGTAGGGTCTGCAGGAAATCCAGTATCATTTTGTATTTTTACAAACTCATAATCGTTATTAAGAGATGGACCGCCTGGATTTACTGAAGCACCATCTTTGAATATATTACGACCAAATCTTGCAATCTCCTCTTGGATGATTGTTTGCATTTGAGTGAGTTCTCTTGCCTGTAATGCTCGACCACTATTGAAAAGAATACGATGATAGTTATCACTATCTGCGAAGTCGTCCTTATATGTTGACGAAAAGACATTTGAAGTAAACGTTGTTGGCATTATTCTATTATCCTAAATTTGTATGACTATTTTAATGTCTTCGGTTTGTTCTGCTGCGCGTGTAACTGCCGCCCTGTTATCTATATATAGTACTTCTCCAGTAGTCGTTCCAAACTCTGCAGCAGTAATAGGACCAGTGCCCGCACTTACTCCAACACCACCACTACTACCACTTATGTTATTATTAACAATAAAATCTTTATATCCTGTATCTTCATTTTGATGATAAGATAAAATAAGTTCAGAACTATCGATACTATCGATTACAGCTTTAGCGTCATTTGCACCCGTTATGGTTTCGCCTACTGTGAAGTTTACAGTTTTGCTTGCTAATGTTAATTTTCTTAGAGCACGTCCTGTGGTGTCAGAAAATGCATCACCACCTTCACTTACCAATGGGTTTCTTATTAACCCAACTTGTCTGAATTTATTTCCAACAATAAAGTCTCCACTACCTTCAGCACCTGTAGGTTTCACTGTAAACATAACAGCAGTAGAACGTAAATCTATTATGGGGTTTGCACCTAGTCCTGCTTTGGTTCCAAATATTGGTCTAACAGTTGCACCCGAACCTCCACCACCTGTTACAGTTATGGATGCATTTTTGTATCCACTTCCTAATGGATATGAAGTTCCCGTGTTATTAATTTCTACTTTAGAAACTTCTCCGCCACTTATTACTGCTCTTGCAGATGCACCTGTTCCATCACCTATTATAGTAATTGTCGGAACAGAAGTGTATCCACTACCTTTTTCCAATACTTCATATCCAACTATCTGTCCTGCAACTGCAGCGTTCTGTACTGCGAGTTGTTCGACATCTGCCGCAGGAGAACCTGAATTTGTTGCCCCCTGTAGTTTTACGGGAATGAAATTTGCAGACACAAACTTATTTGCAGATGCTGCAGATATGGAATATAGGAATCTCCACACATAACCATCAGTTGTAGAGAATAGCCCTCCCCCTGTTTCACCTGTTGGTTTATCTGTAGAATTTACAACATTACCGGCACTATCTTTACCTTGTTGAATACAAACATACACCTGATTCTCATCATTCATTACATAATAGGAATCGTTTGGATTCCCTACTTGTCTATCATTATACGCAGAATAATCCGTCCCTGCACTCCAATTGACCCTTTCAACAACAAAAGTAAAATCACTAACTTCCATTATTGCTTGAAGAGCATTTCTAAATGTTCTTTCTTCGAAGTCATGGTTCAATGCAGCAGGCACAGTATCAGCTGTATTAAATTGTTCTGATTTACCTAGACCAATATAGTATTTGTTACTTGAATTATCAAAGTCTGTTTTGATAGAATCTATAACTTGTTTCTTTAGTTTATTTGTAATGACTGCCATTTTATGCTACCGTTCCAGTGTTAGATATTATGAACCATTTGGTGCCTGACCAAATTAATGTTGCTGATTGATTCGCTGCAAATGCAATTGATGAACCGAACGCGAAATTTGAAGATGTTTGGTTTATTGTTGTCGTTCCTGCTGCAGAACTTTTTAACATTATCTTTATTTGTCCTATTGTATTACCATTAGGTAAAGAATGTGATAAACCAGTTGTGTTAGTAAATATTGTTGTTGTTTTAGAAAGAGTGATTAGATTAGGATTTGCTATTTCTTCGTGACCTAAAACAAAGGGAGTTGTTATCTCAACCGCTGATGTTCCTTTACTTCCAAGTTTTAAAGCAACATTTGCATCACTAGAACCCGCTGCTTCTAGAATTGGACTAGCACCATTGACTGCATTTGTAAGTTTTAGGTTATTGTTCGCTGATGATGTTGCGACTATATCTATGAGAGAGTTTCCACCCACATCTGTTATACTTGTACCAATTCTAGGTGAGGTCAATGTCTTGTTTGTAAGTGTATCTGTTGTTGTTCTAGCAACTAATGTATCTGTAGTAGCAGGTAGAGTTATAGTTACATCTGCAGTTGAAGCAGGTCCAATCAGTGTTGCCTTGTTTGTACCATTATTTGTACCTTCTAAGAATTCTATCTTACCCGCAGTAGTTGCAGTAGGATTTAATACAGCATCAGTTAATATAGGACTTGTAAGTGTTTTATTAGTGAGTGTTTGAGTCGCATCATGGAGAACAACTGTACCTGTAGCGTTAGGGAGACTAATCGTTCTATCTGCAGTTGGATTTTCTGCCACAAGAGTTGTTTCATGAGCATTATCTGAATCACCTTCAAACTCTACTCCAGTGGCAGAAAATTTAACGGCATCGGTTAAACTATTACCACCCAATATAGCATAGAGTTCATCGAAGTTATCATTAATCTTATCTGCACCTACACGAAGTGTATCGCCTGTGCCGTCGTTCGCAGAACTTCCTTTGTTTAATACTTGTTTGGTCATTAATATATCCTAATTCTTTATTCTATTTATATACTTTTTTAACCCAGATGTCCAAGATTATCAATATATTCATCAGAGTCTGCACTATAAAACACATGTCTATCTTGGTCTAGCGTCTCGAACGAGAAGTCATTTGACAAGTCAATACTATCATCATCAAATGTAGGTGATGTTGCGAGTTGTGCTTCTCGTAAACTACTATATTGATTTATGATTTCTTGTAGTGTTATACCACTATTACTGTTACTGTTCAAGAACATACTCGTTAGTTCTGGTCGTATTCTACTTAGTATTCCGTCTGAGTCAGTATTAACATCATCTACGAGTGATGTGTGGTCTATGAATGCAAGCGAACCGAACGATGCATTACTATGAACCGCAAAGGGTGGGGGTGGTTCAATGATTACTTCTGGTGCAGTCACTCTATCAACAACACTACTCACTATCTGAACTTCTGAACCTAAGAATGTTCCAGCGGGATGCACAAATAATTTATATGCATCTTTCCATAAATCTTCTGTCAACTCTGACTTGATGAGTATCGCATGTTTTTGGAATAACTTATTGTCAGTAATGAACCTCTGACTTTCTGGTCCTATATTGTCTTCTCCTACATTAAATATATTTTTTCTTGTGTATATGATGTCTGGGTCTATACCAAAGAATGTTCTGAAGAACTGTTGTATAGAATACTTTGTACCCTTTGACCTAAACAATACACTAGAGTATTTTGATGCTGCACGTTTATCTTGAAACCCTTCAAAGAAGTTTTGTCCAAGTAATAGTTCGTCTTCAATAAATGATAGAAGTCCTAAGTCAGTCTGTGTAATATCTCGTGTGACAAACAATTCATCAACAAGTTTAGATGGAGATGCATCGGAGTTTTCAAAATGATAATACTCATCAAGAAGTGTGATTAACTTTGGATATTCGGTACGGAAAAACTCTGGAAGAATTTCTTTAACAGCACTAGTACGAAGAGAGAGTTCTCTTCGGTTATAGTCCTTGAGAGTGATATCCTTATTATGAGGCATTAGTTAAGAACCCCTTCAGCAACATCTACTATTTTAGTGAAGGCCTTGTCAGCATCGAGTCTTATGACATCTTGTCTGAGTGGAGCAATAGCACTCTGGTTTGCAGGAGTTGCACTTAACTTAACGAATGTGTTTGAACCTGATATAGAATCAACCTGAAGACCTATTATAGTAACTGTGTCTCCTGTATAACTTCCCAAGTTATCTATGATAACAGTATTTGAACCAGTATCAAAAAGTTCTAGAATGTTTGATTTTAGTCTGTTTCTAATCAGACAAGCGTTACCACCAAAACTAAATGTCTCTGAAGTAATCCTGTAAAACACATCATCGGGGTCTGCTATCGCAGCAGCATATCTAAGTTTATGTGTTTGTACTGCAGTGAGAGTAGGAGTAAACCTTCTTTGCATTTTAATTTCTTGTCGTGAAGATAACACCGCAGGACTTGTTTCATCAACAAGTGTTAGTAGGTTTGACCTTCTGAAGGACTGATTAAATTTACCTGTGTTGGCACTAAAGTAGTTTTCAACCGCGTTATTCACATTTGTTTCGATAGTGTTCCTAGATTGTGTTGTGACATTATCATTAAATTGGAATATGGTGTTTACTTCGATGAATGTAGTTATTGGGTCAACAAACTTAACAATGAAAGATGCCACCGATAATTGTTCTGCAAGGTCTAATACATCTTCTTTTACTGATGTCTGAGTTTCTATTTCAATGTCATCGCCGTTTGCTTTTTTCTTAAATAGTATCGATACAAAGACTACACCGTATTCTGGTTCAAGAGCATCTTCTCCACCAAAGGATTGTATGTCATCAATAAATGATGAATAGTTTTTGAGTATCAATGCAGAGTAATCTGATGCAGTTACCATCCTGTTCTGTGATGCATACTGGAAAGGTGCATTCTTACGAATACTCGCTAAACTCTCTTTTGAACTACCACCAACAGAGTCTGTTATTGTTGCAATTGTTACAGGATAATTAGTACCGTTTACGATTACTGTATTGAGAGGTGAAAATACTTTTGCTCTGTTGGCATCAGCACCATTAACTGAAAGATATTCTAATGATATTCTACTTCCAACTTTAGGGGCTTTTCCTAAAGTAACGCCATTACCGAATGACAATTCAAAGAAACCATTTGGTGCTTCTCTAAGTATATACAATGTAGTGTTCTCGTTTATAACCGCAGCATTTGCTAGATTTGAGTATGTAGTGAATGCACTTGATGTTGGTTCTTCAAACACTCTAACAACAACAGTACTTAAATCTAAATTTCTATCGGGTATAATATAAGTCGGATTATCTGTAGATTGTAGAGCAATAAAGTTTTTAGTTTTGTTAGTACCCTCTATTATTTTTATATTTGTGTTTTCATCAATGGTAGAGAAATTGTAAACACCGTCTACTCCTATTGCAGATAGGTCTTCTCGTGTCTGAAATGTATAAGTTTCCTCATCAACTTGTGTAGTGAACCTAAAGTTTTCGTTTAACTGTATTTTAGCTGGAGCGTCTGCCACCCCTGATAAGTTCAAAGAAATATTTATTATTGCCTGTGATGCGTTTCTTGAGTTAGCGACATATCCTATACCCTCTGCCAGAGATAAGACGGAACTTCTAAGTTGTGCGGTACTCAAGAATGATTCGTTCAACGCAAAGTTTGCGATAAGTCCATTGTAGTGTGTGTTGTATGCAAGTACATCTAGTATAGTTGAAAGACCTGATGCTGAAAAGTCGTAATCATTAAACTCTCCAGAGTCTCTCAAAGACGTTTTTAGATTTGACTTAATAGAATTAATATCTAAACTAGTTGAACTTATTGTTGTTGTTACCATTTTATCTTAACCTTTCGAGATTAGCAGTCAACGAAAATGTTTGCTGATAATTCACTACTTTAAATGTTATTGTTATTGCTATATGATTTCGAATTTCCAGAGCATTTGATACTATTATATTAAGAATATCTGCTCTTGGTTCTTGTTCTTCCATAATTCTTTTCAAACGTTCTATAACAAAATAATCTGTTCCTTCGTCTGCCAACTCAAACAATAGTCCTCTAAGATTTGCACCGAATTCTGGTCGAAATGGTTTTTCAAAAGTGTTTGTCATAATCAAGTTTTTTAAAGACTGTTTTACTGCCGCAGCATTAACCTTTTTAAAAATGTCCCCGCCTGTTTTAACAGCAAGAGTACAGTCTATATCCGAATACTCACGATTACGACTTAGGGTAACAGACACTTCCCCTCGTCCTAAATTAGTTTTTTCTTGTGTGAATGCTCTTCTTGTCATAGTTCTATTTATATCTTTTTTATATTATTTTATTATGTTTTTTTAAATTTCTTGGTTTTTGCTTGGGTCTACTGGTCTTCCTAGACATTCAATAAATTCATTCTTTGCAAAGACATTGTTATTGAATACTGTTGATATCTCTTGTTTAAAATTGACTTTATATTCTGATGGGACTAAAGGAACTTCTAAACCTATCTGTGCTGTAAGTGTACCATCCCAATTATATTCATCATAATCTAGATACAAATGATTGTAACGAATATGGTCTTTCCAATATTCTGCAACATCAAAGGTTTGTTCTAAATCAATTTTACCATCTACACCTATGACCTGATAGTATACAAGGAGACCATTCGCCTTCTTATACATTACCAGTTCACCATCTGAACCTTCTTGTATATCAGGAATGTTTCTATTATAAATTCCTTCACTCACGATAAGTCTCACATCATTAAATCTTTCTGTGTTACCATTAATCATTTGCATAGCACGAGCGTGCAAGGTCAGATTACGCGCTATCTGTTTTCGTTTAGAATTATTCTTTATGTGGTTGAATGAAGTCTTATCTGAGTATGACCCAAGGAACTTAGCAATGGTTATACCATCTCCAAGTTTTGTTTTTGAAGTGATAAACTTTTGATTTTGTGGATTGAATTTAACGTCGGGCAGTATTCTCATTTTCTAAATCTCTTTCCTCTATTATCTAAAGAGTTTCCAATAGGTATGTATCCATATTTTGCTTTTGCTTCTTTACCCACTGCTCTACCTATCTTATATGGAGTAGTGCTGAGATAAGTTTCTGGAAGTTTACCTTCTAATACAAGTCGTCCACCAGCAAGTCCTATATTATCGAGGTTTCTAAAAGCAGAACGAATTTCTTGTGTTGTGGGTTCTGAAATAAATACTCCACCATATTTAGTTTTGTGGTCTATTTCAGTTCTGATAAAATCTCCAGCATCTACACTAACATCAAATTTCGCAGAACCCTTTAAATGAATTTGTGTTATATCAATATCAGGGTCACCGTTATAAATATTCGCAACATTGTCAGGTTCA